ACATGTGGGGTATGTCGCTGTTTGATTGTGGAATAGCGGAAAGGTTCAAGGTATCATGCTGAAAATAGGTAGACAGACAACGAAACACACAGTTTCACAAACCCACTACTAACCTGCGGGGGTATGGTATAGCGCATCATTGCCCGTATACCCTTATTCATACATAGTACAGATATATAATAATAATAATAAGCACACAATCAATGGTTTAGCATCGCCCAGACTATGCTAAAAACTCCTGATATTTTGCGGTATTCTATTTCCCTCTATATATCAATGGCATACGCGCGCCTATCCCACAAGGCGCTAGTGTCAAGTGTCATTGTAAGCCCAACGACCCCCTTGCCCGGTGGCACCCTCACCAAGGTCCCTCAGGTCCCTCACCAAGGTCCCTCAGGTCCCTCACCTGGCGCCCCTAGCACCCTATTTGAGGTGAAAACGGCCGCCGGGCAAAGGGGTCATGGGGGGAGCGATGAGGCAGGCCGGCCTTATCGCTCCCCCCCTCGCACACCGCGACCCAATTTCCTAGCTCCTGTAAAATTTTGGACAACTTTATCACCTACTTGTAAACTTTCTTACACTAACCGACTTGACAGGCACCGCACGCCTATGAGACACTGAACTTATGACAAACCTGAACGGTAGCCTTGATGCACCGCCTCTACTGCTCACCCCCACCGAGCACCAGGCGGCCCGGCTCGCGGCGCTCCCAGCCATCTACAAGACGCAGAACGAGCGTCTGTGTTACGAGATCGTGCTCGCCAAGTCAATCGGTGAGGCCGAGGAGTCTGTGTTCCAGCGCTACGAGTACACGCCCGAACAGGCGCTAGCCCTGCTGGAATCCCCTGGATTCGCCGCGCTACTGGATCGCGTTGCCAAGGATCTGCACGAGAACGGTCTCACCTTCCGCGCCAAGGCCCGCGCACAGAGTGAAGCGCTGCTCGAGCACAGTTTCGAGATTGCGACTGACCCCACGCAGCCCACTGCGGAGCGAGTGAAGGTGATCCAGTGGACGGCGAAGATGGCTGGCCATGAGAAGGGACTCGACAAGGAGGAAGGCAAGCAGGGTGGCGGGTTCAGCCTCTCAATTACCTTCGCGGGACAAGAACCCATCAAGGTAGTGCAGCATGAACCCGCATTGATCGAAGGCGGGCGGTGAAGAAATGAGCGTAGTAACCCAATGCTTGTTTCTCGGCATGGATCAAAGTGTGCTCACCGAGGGCGAGATGAACGAACTGCGTTCGCTGGCGCTGCGCCAAGAGGAAGCCCGCGCTAACAAGTACTACGAGATTTCGGATCGCCTTCGCGCGGAACTGATGGCGTGGGGCGCATGGCCGCCGGAGCAAGGATGGCACGCGGTAGCCGAGGCACCAGACCATCGGCAGGCGAGATTGGCACGGCGATGAAACCTCGCCCTCGTGCAAAAAAACTTGTCGATGGCCAACTGTCCAGACCAAGCAAACTTCGGAAGAATGGAACCTACGTGCATCTGCTAATCTGCTGCGATTGCAAGTTGAGGCATCTTGTGCAGTACGTCATCACATCACGCGGTCTACGGTTCCGCGCGTGGCGACTCAACAAAGGAAGGGTGAAGAAATGAAAAGCGCGGCTACAATTATGATCAAGAGGCCAGGTGCGCTAGCCCACCAGGGTCGCGTTGACATAGCGACATGGCTCCGCAAGCAGGCGGCGAACCTAGTGAAATACGGTCACGTCTACGTTGACGATACTGATTTTCGCGCATCATTTAATTACACGGAGAAGAAATGAACCTGTTCGAAGCGAAGCATCACGACTGGTACTTTGGCGTGCGGCCCATGTTTGCCTTCGGGGTGGTCTGCGAGTACAATATGGTTGCGCTTGTCATCGGTCCATTCTACGTGGAACTGGAGTGGTGGTGATACGCGCCGCGCTTACGGTAATTGGTGCGCTCGCGGTGGCGTGCGGTGTTCTATACGTGGCCGCGTATATTTTTGCATGGTTCTTTTTCGGAGGTATACGATTTTGAATACTGCCGAACGTGAACTTCTCTGTATGGTCGCCGAGTTCTACGGCGCCTGCGCGATGGCATTCCTATCCATCGTGGTGATTGCATGAGTGCCCGCGTCTTCATCCACCCGCGTTGCTGGGACGGCCCTGCGCACGGCGCCCTGGTCGCCAGTCTTGAAGCGCGCGGGTTCACCGATGACCGGCTGCGCATCGGCCCGCTTGGCACGCATCACCGGCGCGAGTTGGTGCTCGAGATCGAGCAGGTCGGCGCTTATACGATGTACGAACGCCTGGATGGAAGCAGGTTTCGCCATCGCATGGGGCAACCGGCGCCGGAACCGGAGGTCGCATGAATCGCACTTGCAAGCGGTGCGGCTGGGTGCATTTCGCCGTGACTCGCGAGTTTGCCGAGAAGACGGTGGCGAAGTTTAACGAGTTCTACGATCGCCAGCCCGAGGCAGTGCAGCAGAGTTTCAGCCGGCGCGCGAGCATCGTGTCCTACGAGTGCTGCAACGTGTGTGGCAACCCGCATACGAACTTTCGCGACGCGGCGGACGGCGACTGTCCGCGCGGAGTCACAATGGGACCGATCATCATGGAGGCAGTATGATGCACTTGACGAAGCAGGTATTTTCGCAGGAGATGCATTGTTGCGGTGACCCCGACGAAAATGTGGCCAAACTTGCACTTGAACTGGTAGACGGCGGCGCGGGCGAGTATCTTGTATTCAAGGCGAAACACTGGTCCTTCGACGAAGGTGCCGAAGGCCGCGCGCAAATTGACGAATTGGCGAACGTGATGAAAAAGATGCTTTCCACCGCGAGGAAAGAAACCAAATGACGATGCCTGACGAGAGAACGCGAGCGGTAATAAACACGCGTGAGTTCTTGCGCGAGTTGCTGGACCCACGGGCAACGCCCAAGGTTCCTCGCGCGATTCGTACGCGTGCGTACTGGTGCCTGAAGCATTATCCAGGCGTGCACGATATACTCGAAGCGGTGAAGCATGCGCCCGAGACGTGGGGGAAACCGGATGCACCTTGATTTAAAATTCCCGCCAATCGTGAGCGCGTACATGCAAAGTAACGCGCGGCACCGGTACATCGTCGGTCCGTTCGGCTCGGGCAAAACTATTGGCAGCTTGGTGGATATCCCGCGCCGTGCGCAAATGCAAATGAAATCGACGCAGAGCGGGCTACGCAAGAGCCGGTGGGCGGTTGTGCGTAACACCGTGCCCGAGCTTCGTGAAACCACAATCAAGTCGTGGCTTGACCGATTCCCCAGTGGAAATCGTTCAGCAGGGTGCCTTGGAAACTATATGTCCACGACGAAGACATACTATATAAAAGATGGCGATGTGGACTCCGAGGTTATATTTTGCGCGCTGGACGATGCCGCGGATGTGACGAAATTACTTGGTATGGAGTTGACCGGTGCGAACCTCGCCGAGTTTCGCGAGATCCCGCGTGCCATTGTTGAGGCACTTGATGGCCGGATTGGCCGCTACCCCCGGATGGATGAAGGTGGACCGACGTGGCAGGGTATATGGGGGGATAGCAACGCGCCCGACGAGGGATCGTATTGGCATGCGAAACTGGAAGGTTTGAACCCTGATGATCTGAAGAAGAAGCAGCCAACCGATTGGGCAATATTCCTGCAACCGCCTGCGATGATCGAGCGTTCAGAAGGCGAGGGCGAGCGCCGGCGGAAATATTACACTTTGAACTCCGGCGCTGAGAACCTCGCGAACCTTCCACCGGGATATTACGAAAATCTGATCAAGGACAAAAGCGAAGATTTTATTCGGGTCAACGTGCTCGCGCAGTACGGTCGTAGCAAGGGCGGATTGCCTGTGCATCCCGAGTTCGATCGCCGCATCCATGTGGCGAAACAGTCACTGATCCCGAACCGCGATCTGGTGATCGTACTTTGTGCGGACTTTGGCCAAACGCCCGCAATGGCGCTGAAGCAGCAGGACGCGTTCGGCCGCGTGCTCACGTTGGACGATATAGCCTGCTTTGACATGGGACTCGAGCGCGCGATAGAGACAAGGCTCCTGCCGCTGCTCAAGAAGAAGTACAACGGTGGCGCGAAGAACGGAGAGTATGAGATATTTGTCACGGGCGATCCATCTGGTGGGCGCCGGGCAGACTCAGATGAATCGACGTGTGAAGGTGTTTTTCGCGATTATAAAAAATATTTGGGCAAGACCAAGATGGCATCAACCAACGCGCCGGCTGCACGGCGGGGCGCTACGGATCATTTTCTTATTAATAAGACCCCGCCCGCGTATATCGTTGATCCGGGGTGTGACGCGACGATCGCGGCATTGAGTGGCGGGTTCATGTACAAAAAGCACAAGGATGGACGGCACTCAGAAGAAGTTGATAAGAACGATCACTCGCATATTGGTGAAGCGAATGAGTACGGCGATATGTATTTCAAAGAGGGTCGCCGAAGAAAAGCCGAACAAAGGCCGGATCAACTGGGGTGGGATGAAGCGTATCGAGCGCAACGACAGGTAGGCAACGCGTACAACACACCCCGATAGGGAGCAACCATGGCAGAGATTCCGGTCATCAACGAAGAGCAGTTGAACAGTTTTGGCATACGCTTATTTGCGCTTTTCGGTATACACGAGACCGATCGCAAAGCGGCCGAGGATCGGTGGCTGAAGAATATGCGGCAGTTCCGGGGGATATATGATCCGGAGATCCTGGCGCTGATAGACGCGGACAAGAGCAAAGCGTATCCCAAACTCACCCGCAAAGTAGTGATCGGCACGGTCGCGCGCCTGATGCAAATGCTGTGGCCTCAGACCGAGAAGAACTATGGGGTACGGAATTCCCCGATACCCGATCTCTCGCAGGCGCAATTGCAGGAAGTGCTCGATACACTGGTGAACGCGAAGGCGCAGGATGGTGATCCCGCGCAGGTGCAATTAGCCGACGACGAGATCGAGAAGGCGATCGTTGCCTTCGCGAAAGGCCGGGCCGAGAAGATGGAACTCAAGGTCGATGATGACCTGCAGGAGATGGAGTTTATTACTCTCGCGCGCCGGGTCGTGTTCTCTGCGGTGCTCTATAATGTGGGCGTGCTTGCTGGTCCGTTTAATCTCAAATTCAAAGCACGCAAGTGGCAGCGGAATCAGTTCACCGGCAAGTATGAAGCGCTTGAGGTTGACAAGTATAAACCGCTCTACGAGTTCCGCCTTGTATGGGATCACTATCCTGACATGACGGCGAAGACACTCGTCGCGCAGGACGGCGCGTTCGACCGGCACATCATGACTCGCGCACAAGTTGAAGAATTGATCGAGCGCCCCGACTTCATGGGTGACCGGATCACGGCGTGGCTCACACAGAATGCCGGCGGGAACTACAAGCCGAAGTGGTGGGAGACAGTGATCAAGGGCGAACCCAAGAGCGACCAGACCTATGTGTCGCAGAAGGAGACGCGCAAGTATGAACTGCTCTCCTACTGGGGCGCTGTTACTGGGCACGAACTTCGCGCCGCGGGGATCGAGGTCGATGGCGCTCAACTGAGCAAGACATTTTATGCGAACGCGTGGACGATCGACAACTGGGTGATCAAGGCAAAACTCTCCCCCTTCAAGGGACAGGTACGCCAGCATCACTACTTCGTGTTCGAGGAAGATGACCTGTCGCTATTGGGCAACGGGCAGAGCGACACAATGCGTGATTCGCAGTTATCGCTTGGTGAAGTCACCCGCGCCGCGCTGGATAACTCGAGCGTGGTCGGTCCGATGGCTGTGGTGAACGATGATCACTTGGCGCCGGGACAAGACACGTCGATCAGGAAGCATAAAACATGGCACATCGAGGATATGCCATCGAATGCGCAGATCACAAATGCGGTG